CGCCACAAGTGGCCAGCAAGATCGAGACTGACGCGCATGATGCGGGAGGCCGCGTCGTGGCAAGCCCGCGCCTCACGCCTACCCGCCGACCTACCCCACGTCACCGTAGCCCTCACCTGGGTTGTCACAGACCGGCGTAAACGTGACGGGGGCGAAAACCTGGCCCCCACATTCAAGGCCCTCCTAGACGGCCTAGTCGACTACGGCGTCGTAGTAGACGACGACCCGGCCCATGTCACTCGCGGGCCGTCGATCGTCTCGTACCGGCCAGACGACACCGCCCACATCGAACTGCACATCACCCTCGACGGCCGAACCGCTCAGCCCGTCGCGGCATAACCCACCCCCGAAAGGCACACCCTCATGACACTCCAAATCGTCCGACTGACCGCCGAGAATTACAAGCGCCTCGTCGCCGTCGACATTTCCCCCACCGGCAACATCGTCACCCTCGCCGGCAAAAACGCTCAGGGCAAGACGTCCATCCTCGATGCGATCTGGGCTGCCCTCGCTGGCGGTGATGCTTCTCGCGCCACGAAACAGCCCATCCGTGACGGGCAAGAGTCGGCGACCGTCCGTCTCGACCTTGGCGACTACATCGTGACCCGCAAGTGGACTGCCGACGACGCGGGCACACTCACCGTAGAGACGCCCCCCACGGCGGACGGGCGGAAGCAGAAGTATTCGTCCCCTCAGAAACTCCTCGATGACATCGTGGGGAAGCGCGCGTTCGATCCGCTGGCATTCACTCGCATGTCAGCCGGGGAGCAGGTTCAGACTCTCATCGCCACAGTGGATCTCCCCTTTGACCCTGCCGAGCTCGATCGTGAGCGGGCGGGAGTGTTCGATGGGCGCGCCGACCTGAACCGGCAGGTGAAGCAACTTGAGGGGCAACTGTCGGGCCTGAGCGCACCGACCGATTCCACACCTGACGCGGAGGTGTCCGTCGCTGATGTCATTGCCGAGTTCGAGAAGGCCCGCGAACACAATGCCAAGGGCAACGCGTTGCACGATTCGGCCATTGCCGCGGAGGACGTGCACGAGAAGGCAACGGCTGAGATTGTCCGACTCCGCGACGCGCTCGACGCGGCAATCGTCTATGAGGAACGCGCTGGCGCAGTTCGCAAGTCAACCCTCGAGGCAACCAAGGCTTTCAAGGCCATCGAAACGGATGCGATCTCTGAACGCCTCGGGAACATTGAGCAGACCAACGCCACGGTGCGTGCCGCTACCGAGCATCGCCGGACCGCCGACCGTCTCGCCGCGAAACGCGAAGAGGCCGCGCAGTTCACCATCGAATTGCAGACAATTGACAAGCGCAAAGCCGACGCGCTCGGCAAGGTCAAGTTCCCCGTCGAGGGGCTATCGTTCGATTCCAACGGTGTCCTCTACAACGGCATCCCCTTCGCCCAAGCCTCAGCCGCCGAACAGTTGCGCGTGTCTGCCGCCCTGGCGATGGCGTCGAACCCTGAACTGCGTGTGCTGCAGGTGCGCGATGGTTCACTGCTCGATTCCGATTCGATGAAGATTCTTACCGACCTGGCCGCTGAGCGTGAGTTCCAGGTGTGGTTGGAAGTCGTAGGAGACGACCCCACTGTGGGCATCATCATCGAGGACGGACAGGTCCGCTCATGAGCCCCGACGACAACTTCCTACGTCCTGGCCGCACATGTTCCTGCGACTCAGATTTCCGCTGTGGCAACCATGACGACGCCGCTGAAGAGGCCCACTGGTTCACCTCATGGGTGCCCGCCGTGCAAGAGCCGGCCGAGGTGGACATCTTGCTCGCCTACGACCCGTACGACCCGAAGCGGCGCGCATTGCTGGGTGAGTTCGCATGACTTACACAATCCTTCCCGACTTCGTGCAGGACAGTCCTGAGTGGCACGCGGCACGCATGGCGGGCATCGGCGCGTCTGATGTTGCGGCCATCCTCGGCCTGTCTCCGTGGCAGACACCGTTGGGTGTGTATCGGGCGAAGATGGGTGTCCCGAACGAGATCCCCGAGAACTTGGCTTACTTCGGCCACGCGCTCGAGGCACCGATCGCGCAGTGGGTTGCGGATAAGCACCCCGAGGTGGGCGAAGTCGATGAGGGTTTCGCGGCTCGTTCGATCGAGTGGCCGTGGCTGACGGCCAGTGCCGACCGGTGCGCCTACTTGGACGGGCCGAACCCGATCCCGGTGGAGCTGAAAACGTCGAGCGCGTACAGCAAAGACTCGTGGGCTGACGGTGTACCGCTGTACTACGAAACGCAAGTGCAGGCGCAGATCGCCGTGCTCGGTGCACCGCATGGGTGGCTGGCCGTCTTGCACGGCGGCAACAGTCCCGAACTGTACCGGGTTGAACGTGACGACGACTTCATCCACAACCACCTGATCCCTAAGACGGAAGCGTTCTGGAATGACCACGTTCTGGCACGAGTGCCACCAGAGCCCACCACGTCGGCTGAGGCCGTCGAGCTGTGGCCGGGTGACCCTGACCTGTCGGTGGACGGCGGGGAAGCCCTCTACGAACTGTGGGGCGCTTACGGGCTGATGCAGGCAGAAGCCGTCGATGTTGCCGAACGGTTAGACGGCGTGAAGCTCGAGCTGCAGAAGGCAATGCAGGACGCCACACAACTGGTGTACGGCGAGCAGGTTCTGTTCACGTGGAAACCGCGTGCGGGCGCTAAGCGGCTCGACGGTGCGGCGTTGAAAGCGGCACACCCGGAACTGGTTGCCGAGTTCACTAAGGCGGGCGAACCGACCCGCACGTTTTTACGCAAGAAAGCAGACAACAAATGAGCAACCTCAGTACTGCGACCGCGTCTCAGGCCGTCGCACAGAAAGCCAACCCGACGATCCGCGATCTCGTGCAAGCACAGCAGGCGGCAATCGAAACACAGTTGGCGGGCGCGTTGAACTCTGCCGCGTTCGTGCGGGCGGCGATCAGTGTCATCGCACAGTCACCGCAGTTGCAGCAGGCCACCCCCGCGTCAGTGCTCGGCGGCATCATGTTGGCCGCGCAACTCAAGCTGGAGATCGGACCCGCACTTGGGCACTTCTACCTCACCCCACGCAAGGAGAAGGGCGCGCAGATCTGCCTGCCCATCATCGGCTATCAGGGGTACATCGAGTTGGCGTACCGGTCGGGGCGTATCGAGAAGATCGAAACGTTCCTGGTGCGCGACGGTGACAAGTTCGACCACGGCGCGAACTCTGAGCGGGGTCGATTCTTTGACTGGAACCCTGCCGACTACGACGAAACCCGTGCTTGGACTGGCGTCGTGGCGATGGCGAAGATCAAGGGTGCTGGCACTGTGTGGGCGTACCTGCCCCGCGAGAAGGTCGAAGCGCGCCGCCCGTCCTATTGGGAGTCAACGCCATGGAAGACAAATTCCGAAGAGATGGCACGCAAGACGGGCATTCGCGCACTGGCCCCGTACTTGCCGAAGTCAACGGATTTGGGTCGAGCGATTGAGGCTGATGAGCAGAAGGTCGAATCGATTGCGGGAGTGCATGAGCTTGTTGTGACTCGTGACGATCCTGAGCCGGCCGTGTTGCCTGCTGTTGCACCGTTAGATCCAGCCGATCCTGACTACGTTGCGGAGGCGGGCGCATGATTGACACACGATTCACCGCAAGCAACGGGTGGTACTTCCACGAAGAAGTGCTTTATGAGCCGGATGGGTCTCGTTTCGGCCCCACCTGGCCTCGCTGGTCGTTGGCGTCTATCGAGTATGGCGCGCACAAGGCTCAGGCTGAGCGTGACGCCGAGTTGGGGCGGTGGCGGTCAGTAGAACACGCTGACTTCGTGGCATACGACCACGGCGACGGGCGCGTTCGCTTCATGCGCGAACTGGATGGAATCTCATACTCGTTTACGCGCGACTCTACTATTTTCAGGCATCCCGCAGGGTGCGCAGAGTTTCCCTTTCTTGTCGTGGCCCGCGAGTACTTCGCCGCGCATCCTGAACCGAAACCGTGGGAAGACGCCAGTCCCGGTGAACTCTGGTCGCTGATGACGCCAGACGGTGACGGCGTGTACCTCACAATAGTCGCCGACGACTACGGCATGGAGTTCGTGGGCCTCAAGGATCGCTTCTCTGTGGATCACACGAGCATCACAGCGGGTAGGCCCATCTGGAAGCCAGAGGCGACCTCGTGACCGGGGCATTGTTCGTGAATCTCGCGTTCGCCGCCCTAGCCATTGTGGGTGTGCTTCTCCTCGTCACGGTTGCTGTGATGCGTGAACTGCGCCGCATGACGTACAGGTGGAAGCTTCGCTGGACGGTTGTCGCTGTGGTGTTTATGGTGTTGGGTTTCTTCGGCACGGTGGCGGGGTTTGCGTACATGCTCGGAGCCGCATCGTGACCGCCGTGGAGCGTTTGGAGGCGGCAATCGCCAAGCTGGAACGGCTGAAGGCTGACAGCCCTGGCCGGTTGTACACGAGCAATGAGTTGCTTGTGACCTTGCATCGCACTGTTGACGCCGTGCTTTCCATCTTGCGGAACGACATCGAAATCTATACAAGGTATGTAGAAGAGGGTTGGGTTCATAAGTGGGTGTCGGCTGTAGAGCGGTCTGGTGACCTGGCCCTGGCTGATGCGATCCTCGGGGAGAACTCGTGACCGGCATGACGCGCAGAGTCGATCACTCGAATAGGGCCGCACGGTGGCGCACTGAGGCTCACCTGTCCACTGGGCGAGTCGTCACGACTCACACCGAATGGACTCAAGCACATTGGGATGCACATCACAGCGCCCGCCGCGCCGCGCTGGAGAGCGCACATCGCGCCGCAGATCAGACGATGAACGCCTACGGGGTGCCCACAGACCGCCTTCTACAGTTTGAGGAATATTGCCTCACCTTACGGGTCGAGGAAACCTACTCCACTGAAAAGCTGCACAGCGAGCACCCGCTCGGGGACAACTCGTGACCGCCGACCGTGACGCCCTGGACGCTATCCGCGCCCTCATCGAACCAATCATCGAGGACTCCGACCCGCGCCGGATCGCCACGCACTCCACTGACTGTCACGAAAGACATGTGGTCTGTTTGGCGTCCGCTATCGAGTGGCTACTCAGGGGAGAAAACTCGTGACCGCGCCTCTGTTTTGGGCACGCTTCGGCCCTCACCTGATCGGCAAGGTTGACCTTCGGGAAGAGCTACCCGCGCAGGGCGATTCGATCATGTTTGACCGGCACAAGGTGGGGCGTGTGCAGGGGCAGCTTTGGTCGCGCGTTGCCGAGGTGACCTCGTGAGCCTTGACGCACCTGTCGACCCTGCCCTTCTTGACCGGGCGGCGGAAGCGGCCTACATCGCGGCTATGGGCACGGTGAGGGACACGCCCCGGTTTGAGCCGTGGGCGTCTCTTCCTGAGTATTGGAAGCGCCTGTATCGGGTGCAAGCG